TCTCGCATGGATTCCACTGGCGCTATCTACAAGCTGTGAAACCGTTCCACTAGGTTTTACGCAGCTGATAGAAGTACTAGCAGGTATACCTAATAGATTAGCCCACTCAGCATTAGTAGATACAGCGACAGAACGCAGGTGCTCTAGTGTTTTCTTCAGACCTCTATTCTTCTGTGTCATTAATGGGTTGTCCATGATACCTGTCATAGATACACCAAGCAACCTCTCTTCTGCTGTATTGTTCTGCCATACTTTACGTAGGTAAGGAAACTTAATCATAGTAGATTGTATTGTACCTAAGATAGTAGCAAGCTTAACCTTACGCTCCAGATCCTCTAGTGTATCGGTAGCTCTTACCACACATTCTGTTAAGTTACAGAACTGATATGGGCGTAAAATTATTTCGCTGCAAGGATTAGTTCCGAACTCATAGTTAGGGTCACGTCTTCCAAACTTAGCCGCTTGTTTCTTAGATGCTTCTCGGTTAAAGATACCACGCTCACCAGACTTAGACTCAACCAGAGACAACCACTCACGCATGAATGTTTCCATATCTGGCTTCTCACTATATGCTACTGAGTTGTTAGCCAATGCTCTATGCCCTGCAGTTTCCCACCACTGCCCTGACTTAGCGTGACGCATTCTATCATCAGATAAATTACTCAATGAAATCATAGCACTACGGCGTACTCCACCTACAACAACTATCTGACCTATAAAACACATAAGGTCGTGACATTCCATAGAGCTAAGCTTACGTCCTTGCGCTGCCTTGAAGGTAGCTACAGCGAAGTTAAACAGTTCTACTAACGGCGCTGGTCCTGATGCTCTACCACCAAACGTTTTAAGTCTAGCACCTGCAGGTCTAACCTGAGATACATCCCACTTAGGTATCTCACCAGCCCATAGTAGTGCTAGAACCTGACGGAATCCTTTAGCCCAGCCCTCTTTGCTATCCTTAACAACCACAGTAGACTCACTATCAAACAACTCAGGTATCTCTGGTAGCTTCTTTATGAACTGTCTCTCAACAGAGAAGCCAACACCAGTACCACAGAGTAGTATATACATAGCCTCATCAAAAGATTTAGGATCATCTACTGGTAAGTAACTACAGTTATATCCAGCTGTATTGTCGCGATCCAAGGCAGGACCAGCTGTCATCATAGCTCTCATACTAGGCATAATCTCTTGACCAAGTATAGCTTGTTCTAGATCATACACCTCATTGTTATTTATAATTCTATCTACTTCATTACCCAGCGCCTTACGAACTACATTGTCCATGTAACGTTCTACTGTCTCTCCCCAAGACTCACGTCCTTTGCCATCAAAGTATTTAGCATAGCGTGACTTGTGAATGAACGCCTGATAGTCTGTTGGTAATTGGTTACTCATCTATTGTCTCCTGATCCTTGTATTTTGTTTCGTTCCTTACGTGATGAAAGCTTCTCAATATTAATGTTTGCTATCTCATCTAGGTTATACCCTATATCGTTAGCCAAATTAGCCAGATACCAGAGTACATCTCCTAGCTCCTTAGCTACTTCATGTCTGTTAAAATTATTATCACGTACTTGTTTCTTAACCTTCTCGGCTATCTCTCCTGTCTCTCCACATAAACCTAGCGTTGGGTACAAAACCTTGTGTGTTGCAGGGTATATAGCAAAGCTAACTGCCTTAATCTGATACTCTCTAAAGCTATTCATTTTCTCTCCTTCACGTTTAAATTTTCTATATTCATATCGTCCACGTCATATATAACATCTGTTATCAGATCGTGTACATCTTTTTCATGGCTATCCTTACTAGAAGATAATATATTATTAGTATCGTCTACCTTTGCTACAAAGCTAACGTTAAACTTTTTCATGCATTACCCTTTGTCTTCGTCCATCTGTTAAGTAGGATAACATTATCGTCTACCTTATACCCAGTGTCTGTTTGTTTTACAGCTTCTTCATATTGTTCTGGGAACATCTCCTTCATCAGATCGCCTCGTAGTTCTACAAAATCATCCCATGCATCAGGGTATAAATCTAAGAACGACTGTGCTGCTGCCATAGTAAGAGCTTCCTCTAGTGCTGCCTTCATACCCTCGTGTGACTCAGCCTCACCAAATACTAGACCTGTCTTGATGTGGCCTGTCCACTCACCCTCGTCCATGATAGGGTGTAGTATAATAGCGATGTCGCCAGGCTTTACTTCATAACCCATCATAGTCTCCTCTTAACTTTAACACGTTGTTCCTTCATACGCTTACCTTTTTCTATTAGCCAACCTTCAGGTATGACTCGGTGCGCCCACTTGAAACCATTCTTCTCACACCAATCACAGTACCTACTCTTAGCACCCTTATATAGTTTAGCATTTGCGTTACTAAATACAAAACGTATATCTAGTTTAGGGTGTTGCCTCTGTACTTCTATATGCTTGCGACGATCCCCAGCCGAAAATAATCCTTTGGTCTCAATTATGATACCATTATCCAATTCGAAGTCTGGTGTATAGGTGCGATACTTTAAATCTTCCCACTCTATCTTTAACTTTTCATAGGATACAATCTTCTGTCGTGTCTCTAAGAATGTAGCGGCCTCTAGTTCAAGGCCACTACGGTAGTTTCTTCTATTGTGTTTACGAACCACGCCCATCTCCTATGTGTACATACTCTACCATAGGTGGTTCTTTCTTACCCTTGTATACACGAGAGGGTTGTTCGTTTAAGTCCCAACACTTATGTTTGAAGTCACACCAGCCACAAGTATTTTTATCCAGTACTAAGTTACCACTAGGCTTCTTGAAGTAAGTCTCAGGTACTGCTTCGTAGCAACGCTTGAAGGGTGCATCACTCTCAATGTAATCCACAGTAGATTGAATGCTATCTATGACAGCTTCCTTGTCCACCTCAGATGCGTCTACATACTTAAACTCACCGTTGCCTTTGTTGACTACCCACCAACCACCTACATCCTTTCCAGCGGCTTCTGCGTAGCCTACAAGCTGTGATACATAGCCGAAGCTATCCTTGTTGTTGAGTGTATCAAAGCTTTCAAACTTATTAGTGTATGACCAAGGAGATGCAGACTTAACATCGTCAATCTTTCCATCCATCTCCATGTCGTACTCACCCTTGATCTCTTGACCATTGGGTAGCTTGAGTGTGACAATCTCATTATCTTTAAAGTCTTGGTTTACTGCACGTAGTAACCCCTTGAACACAGCCTCAACTATATCGCCAAGGATCATGTTCATTAAGAAGTGTGGTGGGAAAGGTCTACGATCTTCTGGATCATTCTTTTCAAACCACAACTGACAGGGTGCTTTACCAATGTTAGACATACGTAAGCGGAAGTCGCCACGCGGAGGTGAGTTAAACTGTTTGTTCAACGCCGCCTCAACATCAGCGGCAACCTGTTTGGTTACCGCTTCTGTCATGTTTGCTTCACCAGCCAAAGCCTTCTGCAGAAAACTGTAGATTGCTAATTCTGCTGGGTGATTCATGTGTTTACCTCAACGAAATCATTATTGATAATGTCAGACACTACAGACTCATCATCAGCAGACATAGATTTGTCTAGCCTATCATGGTATAAGTCTAAGATCTTACCATTGCTGTACTCAATAAGCTCAATGAAATCTTTTAACATCTCATTGTCACCCTCACCAAGATCAACCCTATCGCCTGATGCTGCTTTGATCTTACCAAACTTAGCACCTGTTGGGATGCTATCTTCTACACCCATAAACTTAACAGTAGACATGATAGGTAATAAGTTCTTGCGCTTGAGTACACTCAACACACCATTGATACTCTTGAGTGAGTCTCGGTTCTTAACGTCCATTACAAATGGTACGTCTTTATAAGAAGCCTTATCAATAGGTTCACCCTTCTCATTGATAGGATCATCAAGTGTTACTGTACCATAGTAGACGTTGACACGCTTAACACTACGGATGATTTGCTTAGTAGCATCATCTAAAGCTTGGAAGTCTTCGATCCAACCTGACGGTCTACCCAAGTTGAAGCCGCCTATGCTGTCCTTCATATCACCATTGAGTGAGTTAGCTAAGACAGACTTCTCCATCTCTTCTGTTTCACTGTTCCAACGTTGCCACTGTTGGCGCTGGGCGAAGATACGCATAGTGACCCCATTACTGTAGACCTTTTCGTCACCACGATTGAGGATGAATGCACCTACTGGTACTACCTCAGTCTTGATTGACTTACCTGCTACCTCTAGTTCACCCATCAGGGGTGAGTGCAGCATACCCATACGTGATATGGATGGTGTTGCATCT